GTATTAGTGCGGCGAAGTTATTCACTTTCGTGCTCTCCATAACTTTCGGCGTAAATGTCTTTTAGTTCGTCGGTTAGTTTGACATAGCCGCGTTCGATGGCCTGATTGAAGTCAATGATAACCAGTGCTGAACCTTCCATAAGGGCCTGTACTTCGGGCTCTGCGTGGCAGTAGTATTCAGCAATGGCTTGGTAGTCGAATACACGATGGCGTTCTGCGGCTGTTAGTAAGAAACTGCGTACTTCGTCGGGGATGTCTGCGGCCCGGATCTCTGCTGTTAAAGTATTGTATCGATCGTTATTGACCAAGTCTTTGACAGGTGGGCATTCACCTTTGGGTGTATAAACTGGTGTTTCTACTTTTTTAGTGTATGCTGAATGTCCGGCGGCTGGTTCTTGTGTGCCTAAGATTTCATTGAGTTCATCTTCACTAAAGCCAGTTAAATCAGCGTTGCCAAGATTTCGAATAATGTCCTGTACTTCGTCGTATAGCAAGTCATCATCCCATTCGGCCAACTCGTTTAGTTTGTTGTCGGCAATGCGATATGCTTGCAAGCGTTCTTGGGGAATGTCATCTACTACCAGGACCGGGACGGTTGGTAGTTCTAAACTTTTGGCTGCTTTTAGTCGTGTATGCCCTACTACAACTACCAAGTCCTTATCTACTACAATAGGTTGGTTAAAGCCAAAGCTCTTGATTGAGTCGGCTACTCGTTTGACTGCTGAATCATTTTTACGGGGATTGCGCTCATATGGTTTGAGCGACTCTGTGGGTAAGTGTTGTATTTTCATTTCGTTTCCTTTCGATACTATACTTATAAGAAAAAACCCCTGGCGCTTCACAGCGGGAGGGGTTCTTGGCTCTGGGCCTATGCTATGTTAAAGTGTATTGACGAACGCATCATTGCTATCGTCTTGGTACTTATAGCTTGTGTTATTGAGGTTGATTATCGAAACTTTACTTTAGTTTAGATCCTACTTTAGTATGATTATCGGTGTTTCGAAAAGATCTACTACACTATGGTAATAGATAGTTATTGTTATTGAAGAAACTCATATTCTAACTCGATCTTAAACCCTGTTTTGGTCAAAACATAATCCCGCAAAGAATCTTGATCTAACTCGGTAGTAGTAGTCCAGCCATCATGTTCCGTAAATGATTGGATCTCGTTTGCCTTCATATAATCAATCACTGAGTCAAGTACTACTCGTTCAAGTTCGAAATATCTCGACCACTTGTTCTTAGAACTTATTGGGACGAGACGAGTCTTGAGGTTCTTATCTATTGTAGTTCTACGAGGCATAGATGGAGCTATGTATTGCCACATCTCTCGGATGTCTTGTCTTAGTCCTGTTATAAATGGATCTTGTTGTAGATATGTCATTCGAGCACGATCTTCGTTAAGCATCTTGTAAAGGGCAAAGTCTGGGTTGCAACCCAGTTTGGCTCCTGAGAATAGTGCGTTGATTACAACTTTAATCGCAGAAGGGTCAAGTTCGACTGCGTCGGCTATTTGTTGTCGTATGCCAGTTCTGTTGTTGATGTAAGCGTCAATGTATTCTGGGATATAATCCATTGGCTCTTCTTGATGTAGATATGCGTGTTGCCAAAGCAGTCGTGGAGCACAACATTGTATATCGTATTGATGAACGAAGCCGGCTTCGCGTAGTGTTTGTTGTTTTGCTTCTCGGCGTAGGTTCTGTAGTGGATGCCAAAGTCTATTGGAAAGGTCCTTATAGTCAAAGACTCGTGTGGTTAGTTCGTCTTGGAACTCTGATTGTGTCCATTCACGAACTTGTGCTTGGACTTCAGCGACACATATAGTAGATCCCGAAATCGTTTGTTGAATGTAGTCAAAGCCTTGGCGGTTTAGAATATACTCTTTACACTTGCCGTCGTCTTTGTTGTAGTACTCGTTTGTAGTTGTAAGCAGTTGCGTTCTAAGCCATAGGCCCACTGCTTTGTTTATGTCGCCGAATACACTATTGATATAACGAGAACTAAAGGCTCGTGGTTTTGATTCTGAAAAACACGCTCGGGCAAATCCACAGGCTCGTCGAATGCGTTTTAATACTCGTGGATCATTAAAGTTAGGAGTGTAGTTCATCAACGACTCCTTTTCTTGGCGTAGTATTCGCGTAGTCGGCTTTGTTTGTATTGATAGAAAGTCATACGACGATCTGCTCCGGTGGCGATATACTCCTGTTGCCACTTATAAATGGTCAGTGTAGAGGGGCGACGGCTTTTCGCTTGACGAATGCCGTCATTGATGTCTCGAGAGATGTCGTTTAACATTATAGGCCCTCAAAGATTGAGCCGAGGCGTCTTTGACTTGCTGTTAGTGGTAGTGGTGCGTCTCGTTGTATATCGATGGTCCTGGCGTCGATCCAGTCCAGTAGTTCGTCTGTGATGTCTGCGGCTGACTCTACATTGAATCTCGTGTATGCGATATGTACTACTTGCCAGTTATGGCGATCGATGATTGATTTTTTTACATCTTTTAGTTTGCCGTTTTTTTGACGAGCCTTTAGCTCTTTGAGGCAGAACTTTACGATTTGCTCTGTTGTATAGACTTGCGGGTCGTTGATGACTGGTTCGTTGGGATTATCGCAGTTGAGCCTTATTGCGGCATCTACCGTGGCCCAACCTGCTTTTTGCGCCTGGCTCTTTGTTAGTCGGGGGTTGTCGTATTTGACCTGGTCTGCTTGGCTGAATGCGATTGTTGCCAAGAACTCGCACCAAGTATTAAGTGTCTCTCGAATATCGTTGGCTGTACCGGCGTCTGTTTTTACATACGCAGTTGGCTCCTGGTCAGGGTAGCGTGGGTTTGGGGGTAGTTGTTCCCATCGACCTGTATAGATTGTCATATATTACTCCTGTTGTGTAGTAGCGTGATCTTTGCTACTATGTTGTATAGTGTAGCACATCTTTGCTACTATGTCTATATATCTCAGACCGAAAGATAACCCGGAGATATGGCGAAAAAATCGACAAAAATATAGAGCCCTTTCGTAGCGGCATGACCCACTACATTAAACCGGCGATCAACCCGGTCCAGGCTCAGTATTCCGATCCGCGAGATTGGAGTATATTTCAAAATGGCTGTTTCGAAGTTTTGCGGATCTCGAAGCAGATGTTGATAACTGCTTCTACAACTATTTAGTGTTTTTGTTTGGTGATGCCAACCGAACTTCTTATGCTGTAAATCGTTGCTGGCGAAGTGTCGTACTTTCGTGCTAACTCTGGTGCTGATATACCTGCTCGTAAGTCTCGAATAATAGCTGGTCGATCTAATCCAATGGCTCTTGGCTTTTTAACTACAGAAGCTGGCTTGCCGTTGAGCCACTTTTTATACACATAACTCATTGCTGGTTGCTTTGCTCCCAAGCGGTTGGCTACTTCTGTTGGTCTTAATCCTTGGTCAAATAACTTGTATGCTTCGGCGTGATCTATACACACCGTTGTTGCGTTTTTGCGTTCTGGTTCGCCAGGCAGGCCCAATGGCATCCCGAACCATACCCATTCGGCTCCTAATGATCTTAGATAACGATTCCATTCAAGAAACTCTTCTGGTTTGATTGCTAAGGCTATCCCTACTACTTGTATCGGTTCCCGGTCGTGATTATATCTACCAGCCGAGCCTGTATAGTCTGGGGGAATGTGAAAGAATCTATACAGCACTCGAGAACTATTGATCACTGGTAGTTTTTCTGGTTGCTTGAAAACTGCTCCGCACGAAACTTCTCGTGGGTCTATTGTTGTGTCTGATGATACCGACGGATCAAGTCGATTAAACTTTGCGTTGTAGGCCCTGTGAATCCAGGCTCGTGGTGAGCCTAATATACCAGCAGATACTTGTAGGCCAGTTTTTGTGTTTGTCCAATAATCTAATCTCATACCGTATGTATGAGTTGATTGATTTCGGTTTTTGCCGCTTTACTTTGGGAGATGGGTGATAAGATACCCGAGCATACCCAGTAGTGATACTATGACCGTTGAAGCCGCTCCTACCATTACCTTAAACTTTTCGTCTCGAGCTGATTGAAGTAAGGCTTTAATCTCCGAGAATCCACGGGTCGTGTCAGCTCGTAAATCTTTGATATCTTTTTCGACTCGGTCTATCTTTTCTTTTAGTGTATCCACTTGATCTTGTATGCCTTGATAGCGTAAAGTACAGATTTCGACATGCGTTGCTAAATCTTCAGATTCTTTTGACACTTTTCTATTTCCCTTTGTAGTCTTTTTATTTGTATTTCTCGTAATAAGGACAAGAGTTTTTTTCTTGCCCTTATGCCTTTTAACTCTCGTCGATCGACGACCAGAACATTAGTAGTGCCCTGGACCATTTATATATCCTTATGCGGTTATACCGCCGTGTTATCGTGGATATAACTCCAACGAGCGTTTGTTGTGTCCCAGAATGCCATCATGCCATTGGGATTACCACCTGACGCAGAGTCGCTTACGCATACTTGATAACCTACTGCTCCAGTAATGGCACGCCATTGTGCGGCTGTCTTAACTGGGAAACCTACTGGTACGGTAAATGCAGCCTTGGCAACATCAACGGTTGCGTAAGTTGTAGCACCGGTTAAATCTTTAACGGCAAACGAGCCTTGTGCTGTCACTGCGGCTGCATTGGCAGTCAAGAAGTTAAATGCGTTAGTGCCACCTTGGAAGTTGAACTGGTCACTCTTGTAAGTTGCGGTGCCTAAATCGTGTAAGATAAAGTTGGTTCTGTTGGCTGCTGTGTAGTTGGTAGCTGAGTTGAAACCACGAACGCGGAATGATGTACCACCGTTAGTGATATTTCGAATACTCAGTAGTGGAGTACCACTTAATGAGACTGCTGTGGTCACAGCACCAATGATGGCTGTTGTAGTTGTTGAAGTGGCAACAATATAAACACCGTCGGCCAAGCCAGTAATGCCACTTACGGTTAGTCGAGCACCGCCGCTGTATGGAGCAGTTGTCTGAGCCGCAAAAGTAAATGTCACAATGTTTCGTGTGGTTGTTAAACCTGAGGGTGTGCCTGCTGTAGTGTCAATAGGACCACCGTTCATTGTAGCACTTAGTGTAAATGTTGTACTGCCGTTGGTCTTGACAATGTAGTAGGTGTTGTCGCCAGTATAACCAGCAATACTACCAGTACCACCAAATGTGCCAGTGATACGAACTGCTTGGCCAACACTTAAAGTATTTGCTGTACAGCTAAACTGCCCTTTAGTTCCTGTAATGGTCAAGCCTGCGATAGTGATTGCCGCACGAGTGACAGCTGTCGGAGTAATAGTTGTTATAGCGTCGGCAAATGTTTCTCGTGGGACAGCTTGAATCTGTAATGGATTAAACGCACTAATACCACCACCTTGGTTAGTGCCACTGATGTCATTGGCAAAACCAGTTGTAGCATAACCAGCAAAGTTGATGGCACCCAGGACCATAGCTGTGTTTGCCGCAGTTGGGCCTGCCATTGCGACCCCTGTTAAAGGATCAGTTCCTGAACTGGCACTATAACCGTTGGCACCTCTAAGGTTATATTGAGCAGAAGCGTTCGCGGCGGCCCATGTGTCATTGACATAGTTCGTGACGGTGGCTTGTGGGCCAGCACCAAATGGACCAGAATATAACGCACTATTCGAAGCAATGTCAAAACCGTTGTTGGAACTTACCCAAGTTATGGTTGGTGGTGGAAATACATAACTGGCATTTTGTGTTGCTTCAATAGAACCTGCTAAACGAGAAGCGTCGCGGATTGGACCGTTTTCCCACTTGCTGGTAGCTGTATTGTATTGTAAGAAGTCTTTATTGACAGCGGCAGTGATAGTAGCGTCATCTAAATCAGCGATGCCTAAACTTACTGCCCCTGTTTGTCCATTGACAGAAGTCACTGCGTCCAGTGGTGCTGTATAAGAAATAACGCCAGTTGTGCTGTTGTAGCTGATATCGCCAGTTGCTGAAATACTTTGTCGAGCACGAGCTTCTGTGAAGTATAAGTTAGTTGAACCTTCTGCTACATCATCGGTGTCTAATACTACCGCACCTGTTTGTCCATTGACAGAAGTCACTGCGTCCGGTGGTGCTGTATAAGAAATAACGCCAGTTGTGCTGTTGTAGCTGATATCGCCAGTTGCTGAAATACTACCGCGAGCCAATGCTGTTGTAAAGTATAAGTTTGTAGTGCCCTGAGCAACATCATCGGTGTCTAATACTACCGTGCCTGTTTGTCCATTGACACTTAATACCGGGCTTGTAGTGCCGATTTGATTATTGACCCAATCTACGGTTGTTAAGTCGGTGCCATTAAATGGTCCAAACTGATTTACGGTTGCGTATGTGCTACCGCCAACACTTGTATTGACAAAACTTACACCACCGTTGGCGTTGATAGTTGGTGTTCTAACACTACCGAACTGAACATCGTCTGATGTGCCAACTGCTTGCCCGATAGCTACGCTTACTTCTGTGCCGCTGACATAGCTGGCAGTCACACCTGTGCCGCTGGTGATTTTAACGGTGTCGGTTGTGGAGTCGCTACCTACCAAGTTTAGATTTACGCCGCCAGTAGTTGATGTTGCGTTAAAGTCGTAAGTTGTGTTTAAGTCGGTGCCGTCGATTGTGATTTCGTTTGGTGCTGTTTCGCTTACGGTGATATTTGTGCCGCCGATGAACTTTGTTGAGCCAACAATGGTAATACCAGTACCAATAATCTCTTGTAAGTCAAGCTCGACTCCGCCTGTGGCTGGTGCTACATTGGTAGTGTATGAAGGTAATGTAGGAGTTAAGCCATCTACATAGCTCTTAGTTGTCAAGTCAGTTGGATTAGTTGGTCCTGCCGGATTGATAGTAGCATAGGTAGTGGTGTTATCTACTAAGTTGATTACCGAGTTGCTTGGGCCTAATACACCACTTACATATTCGCCAGTCTGAATGCGTAAGTTATTGGTTGTAGTGCCTCGGGCATTGATATTGATAAACTTACCATTGTTGCTGTCATTTGTATTAAAGGCACTAATAACAGCAGCCGCACTACTACTTGCATTTGGTGCGGCTACTCTTAGACCTGATGTATTACCAGTTGTTGATTGAATGACTGGGCGATTAGTACGATCATTGTTTTCGTCATACGCAATAGTAGTGCCCGGAGCTAACTCTAAGTTATCGCCGGCAATAGTTAAATCGTTGGCCAGGGTTGTGTTAGCCCCAGTGATTGTAATAGCTGTTGCTCCAGTAGAGCTTTTAATGTCGTTGCCATTGACTTGTAAATCACCACCGACAATAGTGTTGCCAGTTGCGGCATCTACTGATGTAGTGCCTACGGTTAAACCGTTTTTAACTTGAAAGTTTTTGTTGCTCATAGTTCATTATCCCTATTATCTAACAATAGCAGTTCTGACTGCTCTGAAGTATGTTGAAGCGTAGTTGATGTCGGCTAATAACCTTACCGTTGTACCTACCGTATCTACTTGTAAGTTTGAGTAGATTTCGTTGCCGCCTGATACGATAACGGCGTATTCTGTTGCGAAAGCGTTTATTGAGTTGTTGATTACCAATACTTCAGATGCTTGTGTGCCAAAACCGCTCGAAGAAGCTTGTAGTTGATATTTTACTGAACCGTAGTTGGCCATATCCCAAGTATCTAATACTACGCTTGTACCGGCAGCTACTACGGTGTTGGCTGTGTCGATAAATGCTACATTATCTAAGTTGATCTTTTGAAAGACGAACTCCCCGCCTGTCACATAATCTTCGACCCACTCTACGGTTGTTAAATCTAAAGGATCTGTTGGGCCAGCTGGATTGACATAAGCGTGTGCTGAATCATTACCGTCACGGAACGCTACTTTATCTCCCGACGCTTGACTTACTCCTCCTACATATTCTCCGGTGGTAATGCGTAGTGGATCTGTGGTGCCGCCACGAGATTGTAAGTTTAGAAACTTACCGTTGGCTTCGTCGGAGCTGTTAAACGCCCCGATAGTGGCAATAGCCGACGCAGTTGCGTTTGGTGCTTGAACACGCCAGCCACTTGTATTACCAGTTGTTGATTGGACCGACGGACGATTTAGTCGATCGTTGGCTTCGCTGTATGTAAATGTTAAACCTTGACTTAGTCCAATAATATCTGATGCTGGATATAAGTTCAAGTTGCCAGTAGAAGTTGTAATGTTGTTGTCATCAGCGTTGGGTGCTATGATAACATTACCGGCTGTTAGTCTTGGTACTTCTATGCCAAAGTTTAACTCAAACTGATCAGCTGATTCGTTCCACTTTAGCTGGGCCTGGCCACTGCTACCACGCACGAAGTTGATATATTGATCTTCTGTAGGTGTGCCGGTTGAGTCGCTGTTGATGCGTAGTGTAGTACCTCTAACATTTAACTCATTGCCGATTTTTACTTTGCCAGTGGCCGCACCAATAACTACCTCGGTTGCTTCTCCGCCAAAGTTGATTGTTTGTGCGTTTTCTGGTAGTAAGTTAAATGAGGAGCAGTTGGTTAAGATAGCACAGCCATTTACCGTTAGTGTGCCTTTGATTACTACATTGCCATTTGAGTCCGGCGTTGGGATTCCATCGCTGCCGTATAGGCCAGTAGTGTTAGCTGAACTTGTAGGGGCTCCTGCTGTTGAAGTGTATAAACTTGAAGAACTCATATTATCCCCTTACTTGATGTTGTACTGACGATATTGTCGTGGTTGCCAAACTGATGTTAGTCGAGTATGGCCTCCTGACCATTTGCCTAAGTTATTTTGATCTTCTACGGTCTGCCAAGCTTCTTTGAACTTGGCGTCATAGATTGCGGCATCTACATCGTTGTGGCGTTTGATGTAGTATTCGCGTAGTGAAGCATATACATAACCTTCGGGCCAAGTTTGTAAGACTGGATTAGTCTGAACGGTCTGATCTGTGATGTATAAGTTTGTGATTGTGCCGGCTGTTGGTGTTGTACCACCTGTTGTTGTATAAGTGATTGTTGTTGATGTTGTAGCAGTCACTACTGCTGTGCCGGTACCAATACTGCCAGTGCCATTGGTTGCTAATAGTACATCGCCTACATTTACCCCTGCTGAGCTATTCACGGTGATCGTTGCTTGCCAAGGACCAGTGCCAATGATACTACCTACGGTTGCTGTTGGGTCGATTAGTGTGTCATCTGTTGGGCTGAACAATAAGTTCCAAGCCTTGTAGTAGTACATATTGATCAAGTCGCCTTCGGCGATATAAGGTAAGAACTCATAGTTGCTACCTACTTCGCCAAACTTACCACGAATAACTGCTGGTACATTGACTGGCTGTAGATATAGCTGTGCGATCATACTTTGCGTGATAATGTCTCGATCACCGATGCGATCATAAACAATCCAAGGACCAGTTTGACTACTTTGGCCTCCACCAGGGTTGCCTTGTTTGAAGAACAAGATTGGCTTGTTCATATCGCCTGGGATAGGGATATGACCTTGGCTATCGGCTATACCGATATTTTCTACTGCGTATGGATCGCTTCGTAGTGCCGGCAGCTCGATATTACGCATTGACATCTCTGCCATAAAGATGCTTTGCTTGATTTCGTTATCGTCGGTGCTACCGGTAAAGTTTTTTAGAAACTCTACTAAAGCGTCGGCTGTTGGGAGTATAAACATTTTTTAGATTCCTTTGAAGAACTTCTTTTCGCCTGCCTTCGATGGATATGGTACATCGATAGGGATAGGTAGTCGGCCACCTGGGTATGTTATGTATTGCGGATATTCTTGTTGAACTACACGATAGAACTGAGCCTTCATTGTTCTATCGTTTTTAAGTGCGTTCCACGGAATACCACCAAAATATTGATCGGAAATACGAATGCTTACTACATTAGGTAAGTCCATCCACTTCCATCCCAACTTACCGTCGGGCATTAGTGGTGCCATTGGGTCTGGGATACCCATTTCGGCTGCTTTGCGATATTCAGCACATCGACGAGCTACTGCTTCAGCGTTTTTCTGTTCTCGTTTGATATAGAACTTACCGTCCTCTCGTCCGGTAGTTGTTATAATGTTGCCTGATTTGTTTTCGGCAGTTCTGCTCCAATCGCCTTTCATTGACCTATATAGATCATTGTTTTGTAGTAAGCGATCAGCAATGCCATTATGTTCAGATACCATACCACCGTGGTCTTGGCGGTAGTAGTCATAGTTTTTCTCTGGATCCGTGTTGTCCAGATATTCGGGTTTATTGTTGTCCATATCTATATTTAGCACTCATAAGAAAGCCCCTTGCGGGGCTTTCTGACTATTATAATCTATACTATAGATTACGGAGTCACATCGCCAGCACCAGCATTTACGCGGCTGACCAATGCGGCAGGGCGAGCACCTGGTAAGTTGGCTTGATCGTCTGTACCGGCTACAATGTTGTTCAACATACCAACGCCGGCTGGGTTGCGAACAATCAAGGTGCCTTCAAGCAAGAACTGATCCAATGAAGCGTCAGCATTGCTGAATACTTCGTTGTTTGGACCCAAGTCGCGTAAAGAACCCCACTGAACTACATCTTCGTTCAAGAAGTAGATGGAGTTGGATGTACCAACTTGATCCATAATCCAGCTGTCGTGGATTTCGTATGTGTAGTTGAAGTCGCCTTCGTATGTCTGGATTGTGTCACCACGCTCGCTATTGACACGGTTGATGCCACGAGACTGAGCGATGTTGTCAGAGATACTTGTGCGTAGGCTTGTTGGAGCTACAACGGTACGAATCTTAGCGTTATAACGCTGTTCAGCTACGGTCACCAACTGCTTGTATAGTGCTGGGCTGAATAGTTCGTTAGTGAATGTACCAGTATAGAAGCTTGAACCATTACCGTAGATGTTCAATGCGTTAGCTGTTGCTGTAGCACTATCTGTATCTTCGTTGTTGATCCATGAGCTGATACCTGTCAATGTACCAGAAGTTGTGTTGAAGGATTGTGTGCCTGCGAAAGAAGCCAACGAACCCATACGACGACCAGTTTGACCGCTTGGCAAGCCAGCGGCTGTGCCTGTTTGACCAGCGTACTTTGTACCGATTTGGTCATTACGAACTAACTGAGCTTCGACATCGAACATTAGTTCGATCAACTGCTTAACTTCCTGATAGGCCTGTGGATCTCCACCAGCTTGCATTACTGCTCGTGCTGTACCGCTGGATGCGATAACGGTCGAGAAGATTTGTGTGTAGTTGCCTAAGTTATAACGAGAGTTGCTTTCTGCTTGAGAAGTAGAAACTGCCGCACCTTCAACTTGAGCTTGAACTGCTGGAGCACGATAAATGTCGTCTGTCCATAATGGTAATGTGCTATTGACTTTACGCTTTTTGCTCATTGCCATGTTTAGAACAGGAGTGTCATCCTTGACACGGTTGGATACATCTAAGTCTAAGTCTTTAACAACGATGTCAGCACCATAAGCTGTTGTACCGTTGCCGATTTGACTGGTTGTGATTTCTGCCATTTTATATTTCCTTTAAGAATGGTTATCTTGAACCTCTACCGGCACGAATACTCTGTAGTCGTTGAACCAGTAGATTGTCGGCGGCTTTCTTGTCGCCACCTTTGGCTTGTTCGCGAAGTTTTTCGATATTACTATCTGGCCCTGCTTTTGGTGTTGAACTGCCTTTTCTTGAAGTAAGTGCTGCCATACTTGATCCTGCGGATTTAACTCCTGGCTTATCGCGATATCGCAAACCGTCTCTGACTAAACTTAATAGTGCTTCGTCAGAAGCGATAAGGTCTAAGTTTCTAACTCCTGGTAGTGTCTCGGCATTGGCTGATGGCCATACTTTTGACAGCTTGTCTCTTACTTCGTTAAACACGAACTCGTTTTTAAGTTCTTTGTCAGCGAAGTTCTTGCGACTTGCCTCCAGGGCTTGATTGACCTGTTGAGCACGAACTTGCTTGAATGTTTCGATAGCTGGCATTACTTTGTTGATGTACTGCTGTTGCTGTCGAATATACTGCTCGTTCTGTGCCATACTTGCTTGAATCCTTGCGATTTGTGCTGGATCGTTAGTTTGGCGAAGTTGCTGTTGGAAAGTAGATTGATAACCTTGCGTCTTGATGATTTCGTTATAGGCCTTTTTTAGTTTTGGCTGAACGGTCATTTCTAACGCTAAAGTAAGTCCATCTTGCTTTACGCGAGCTTCTTTAGCATACTCTTCGAACTCGGCCTTCTCTATCTTGAGCTGGCGTGCTTCCTCGTGTATTGCCGATCCTTGACCCAAAATAGCCGCGGCCTTCTTAGCATCAATAACCACTTCTTTACCATTACGCATAAACTTGAACTTGGCGTTCGGGTTAGTTTCTGCGAACTCGATAAAGTCAATAAGTTCGTCTGCTGTAGAATCTGAGTTGTCTGTGCTTACAGCCTCTTCTGGCTGGGCGGCAGAGTCTTCAGTGTCGCTACTATATTCAGTGTCGTCGATATCGACAACTTCGGCACCTTCTTCAGTTGCCACAGGGCTTGATGATTGCTCATCTGCTCCTGACGCAGTTTGTTCAGTTTGCTGTCTAAGTAGATTACGCTCGGTGTGCTCACGCATAGCGGTCATTTTAGCGGCGATTGAATCTAAACTTGGAACTGCTTGTGTATCGTTGGCCACCGGTTGGTTGGGCGCGATCGTTGTTGTTTCCATTTTTATCCTCTTTGTGTCAAGGGTCTATGTAGATTACCTTGTACTTTTATTTAGTATTTTCGATTTCGGCAGATGCCAGTTTGTTCTTACGATATACTGCGGCTTTTAGTGTATTGACAAAAGCGTCAATGCCACTTAGCTGATTAGCCAATGCTACTCGTTCGGCGTTGGCTTCTTCATTGTGCTTAGTAATAGCTACTAATGCGTCATTTACTTCAAATCGAAAGTGATGTATAAACATAGCCAAGTCCCTGTTTGTTAGCAGGGCTTCGGCTAAACTACCATAACTTTTTATTGCGTCTCGTTGAGATGGAGTTAGCTTTTTAATATTGCTTAGGTCCATCGTCAATCTTCTATTATATGCGTCGATTGCTTCTTCTGAGATCATTTCGTTTCCTTTCTAAAAGATCTACTACACTATGGTAATAGATAGTTATAGCTATTGATCAATGACCGTAGTCTTGTGCCTTACCAGTTGCGATACTCATATAGTTGAGTTGTGTATCTGGATCTGTGCCTTCGACTTCGCTCATTACTTGTGCTGTTTTGGCTTTTGCTAAACCTGCGTCGGCCATCTTCTTTTGATCATCTGGGCTTGGTTGCTTGCCTTCGCTTGCTTTCTTAGCAGATTCGATCATTTCCATTACTTCTTTGTCTGATGGCAGATATGTATCGCAGTCTTTTACGCCTAAGACATAAAGAGTATCTGCGAATGGCTTTTTGATCTTTTTGTAGATGTCTGGTGTTAGTGTGCCGGCACCTGCCATGGCTTGTGTTGTGGCATATAAATCTGTTTGGCACTTGCGAATAACTTGCAAGCGGTTTAATGAGTTTTCATCACTCATCATACCTAAGGCCAGCTCCAACTGAATCTGCTTGCGATCAATAAAGTTCATTTCGTCCCATTGAGTAAAGTCTAAGAACTCGCCTTTTTCTTCTGGGTGATCGGCTTGTGCTAACTTTTTAACGCCGTAGTCATCGCCGTACTGGATTAGTGTGCGCCAGATGAGATAAAGTGCTTCTTTAAGACCTTCAGATGCGTTGCGAACCGTATTGTCTTGAATGATTTGGTTTGGCGATAGTGCCATTTGTAGTTTAATGCCGGAGTTGCCAGCTGCCATAACTTCTGGGTTGAATACATCTTGTGGAGTAGTCATACCGATCATGGCCATTGTATCTTGTTGGATACGATTCATAGCTACTTCTAAGAACTGAAGGTTGCCTGACGGTGCTGGCATCTGGTAAATGTCTTTTTGTGGATCAAACTTTGAGTCGAGAATAAAGATTGCTGACTCACCATCCTGCATCATTTCGAAATCTACGCGATCTGGCTTTACGCCAATACGAGGTGTTGCTGTTAGTAAGCCCAGTTGAATCTCTGCTCGAGCGGCTGATGTGTTGTACTCCTGCATTGGGATTACTGATTCGCCGATACTCATACCATAGAAGTTGCCAGGTAGTGGCTTTGGACACATATTGGCTACTGGGATGAACTCTACTTCGCGGGCACTGATAATGTATGAGCCCGAGTAGATTAGTTCTACCAACTCTAACTCGCCGTCTCCGTCGATGTCGTATTTGTTCCATACGGTCACTACTGATACTTGTCGGCTATCTGGATCAGCACTTGAGGCTGAACTTACTGGGATACCCATAACTGGTACTGAGTCTCGAGCGTGAATAGCCAAGTTGTTTAATACTGAACCTGCTTGATACGCTCCATTCATATTGTATTCGGCATACTCACGAAACTTTTCTAAGTCAATGTCGGGATATAGTTCCATTACTTCTTGGATACTCATTGGATCGTAGTAGCCGCAGAAAGGTTGGTCTCGCATTTCTGGCACGGTAGGATCGCAGATCCAATAGTGTTGAGCGATAGGGTGGAAACGAATGTTGATGTTGTAGCCAGTTAGTTTGTATTTGGCTTTGAAGATTGTGTTGCGACGAACTGCGTCATTAAGTGCCGTTTCCTGATCAGCCGCTGGATCTAACGATGATTCCGGCACTTCTTCATCGCCGGCTCGTATTGCGTCGATTGTTTGATTAAAGCGTTCTTCGTCAATGGCTCCGGCTTGTTCGCCTAATACTTGTTGTAGCTCGGCTTTTACGCGAGCCATATCGACCGTTAGTCTTGTTTTGCTTTGTCTTACTGCTGTTAGTCCAGCTTCTGCGGCCTGAACTTCAAATGCTTTTAGCTGATCGTTAGTACCTTGTGTTTCAATATAGCGTGTGATTTGCTCGCGAATCGGTTTGATCATCATCATACCGTTTTTATGCATTGCTGAGTCCATGACCCAACGCTCTAAGATAAAGTGCGGATCATTCATCTGATTTACTACTCGACTGACCATATTAGTAGCTTGGCGTGCGGCCACTTCGTCTGCTTCGTTGTCGGGTACGAACTCAAAGTTGATTTCGCCATTGGGCATAAGACCCTTTGTGATAACTGCTGTAGCGTAATCTACTACTGGCTTTACACTTGGGTGAATATAGTCAATACCATTTACCGGTGCTGTAGAGTCTGTCACTGCCAAGCACAAATAGTGGTAATCTGTTGCTCGATTGACTGCGTTCTTTGTGCCAAGATATCGTAGATAAGAAGCCATCTTAACATCCATCTGATTTTTCATACGGACGAAGGTGGCGTTTTGCTTTACATTTTGATTGATATCTTGGACTACTTGATGTTTAATGTCTAACATATGGTCAGAGTTCCTTTGCTGATGCTTTATTTAGCTGTAGTGATTTTCGGATAGTTAGTCCCCGGGATTATATGCTTTTTTCCAGGCTGGCTTATTGCTGTCATCTCGGGGCCTATATAACTTGTCTCTTGCCGCAGCCATTCGTTGTTGTGGTGTGCGGTTATCCCAGGGCTCAGCAATACCTTGTAAGCACGCTAATAAAGCGTATCGGCACGAGTCAATAGTGTCGTCTGGATCACTAAATCGTCCTTGTGTATCTACATAATAGTTTTGTGCGTCTTGTAGAAACTGAACGCAGTTGTCATTGACCATTAGTGATCCCATTTCTAACATTTGTCGCATCTGGTTGATACCATAGCTTTTGTGATTAGTAATACGACCTTCATTGTCCGGTGGATTCATAATAGGCTTGTGATACACATTGAGCTCGTAGTTTTCAAATAGTTCTCGAATCGAGTTAGCACTCATAGTGTATCTGCCAGGAGTAGAAGCGTCAGCAGGTAGAACAATAGGAGTACCATACACTTCAGGGCGAAGTAAATGATTGATATACTGAGAAGGTACAGCTTCTTCGATACCCTGGACAATGATTTGTTTGTGTAGATACGCTGTTCTTTCATATGGTTCCCAATACATTAGTGAGATTACGGTTTTGTCATTTACCAAGCCCAAGTCCAGTGCGATTACTCGATGAATATTTGGGATACGAGTAAAGTCGATTTGACCTGTAGTGTATGTTGGCCAACTTCTAAGTTGGAATACAGCACCTTTACCCATAACTGGCTTACCGGCAATACGAGCTTCACGCTCGTGTGGTAGATAGTCTCGTTCGAGTTGTCGGCGTGTTTCTGCTAATAGGAATGGCTGACCCCAAGGATCATACTCGGGTACATCATCCCAGCTTACTCGAATGTATTCGTAGCCTTCTTCACGGTTCCAAAACTTGCTTACGAGACCGTTTAGACCTTTGAGTGGTGTAAATGAGCATAACACTTTACCTTGTGTTGTTGCTGTTCGTGTCACGATTTCTGAGAAGAAATCATCTGGTGGTTGCTCATCAAATACTGCCAGGTTTAACTTAAAGCCTTGTAGCTGTCGAACTTCTTGCGTGTAGTTGGCAAATAATAGATATGAGTTGCCGCCCCGAGCGTGTCGTATTTCTACACCTACGCAGTTGGCTCCATCATTACGCATTGTATCTACTACAATACAATCGCGTGGAATAGCCCCAGAGCCTATTTGCTCTAAGAGTTTGATGTCGGGAGTGCCTAATAGTTCTTGTTGTAGAACCAATGCTACCTGACTCCAGCCTTCACCGGCTACCATACAGGTAATAGGTTTATCGAATCGATGACCTTCCCACCAATCGGGATAGATGCCAGTAAGATGCATTGCTGTTTCATAACAGGTAGATACCGTTTTACCAATACGGTTTGCCGCGAGAATACCTCTGCGTTCTGACGAGCCTGTTTTAAAGAACTCCAGTTGATGATCGAACGGTCTAAAGTACTTGAGTTGATTGTACTTCATATCGTCGGCTACATCTATTACTAAGTCTTGTAGTCTTAGTTGTAAGTTTGTAGGCCAGTTTCGATAAGTCTCTGGAGCTACTCCATTGCTGTCTAACACATAACGCAAACTCCTGGCCATTAGAGTTGTTGGGCCACTCATTTACGGTCTCTCTTGTTGATAGTTGATTA